ATAAATTCTGAATATTCTATAAGTTCTTGTAAAGTAAAAAAATATAAATCTGCGTCAAGTTCCCGCTCCTCATTAGCTTCTGTGAAAAAAAATATTTTTATTTCTGTGATTGTAACATTTTGGTTATTTATATTTTGCGTACCTAAAAAAAATTTTTTGCTTTTGATGCGTGGGGTGCAGATGCTTATTGGATCAATAGAGTAAGCATTATCACCGGAATATAATAGTACTTTTGAGAGGTATATTCCGTGCATTTCTAAAAGTCTTTTAATTGCGCGTGAGTCTTCCTCTGACTCCTTGATATTGTTTTCCCGCCGTTCGATTTCTGTTTTGTAATCGACTTTGCATAACAAATAGTTGGGAAGTACATGAAATATTTCGGCAAAACGATTAGCTGCACTTTCAGTTAGTGGTTTTTTCCCTGTAATTATGAAACTGATATATTGTGGAGTATAATTCGACTTCTCAGCGAGCTCTGATTGATTGATTCCGTTTTCTTCCATACATTGCTTTAATCTGGTAGTGATTTTTTTGTTTAATTTCAATTTAACTATCTCCTACAATTATTGATTCCCTATGATTGTCTATGGTGTCTAATGTTCTTTAATGCAATATCTGCATTTAAACAACTTTGTTGTTTAATAGTTGTTTGATTTTAATATAACTTAAGTTTAATATAATATCAAGAGGACTTATATAAGTTCTTTATCAAAATTTGAAAGGAGTTGCAAAAATATGAATGAAAAGACGCAGGCAGTTAATGAAGCTAAGAGATTGGTGGATGTTTCCGGGTTCATGCTCTATACAGGGCTGGGGCGTAATAACGCTATGAAGCTCGGGAAGGAAATTGGATGTAAAATTAAGATTGGCAGGCGCTCCCTGTATGATCTGAGAAAAGCAGACCGGTATTTCGATTCATTATCAGGGGTAAAGTAATGCAGGGAGAAAACAGAAATAACCGAGTACATACAGGGAATCAGTCCGGCAAGACTGAATTTCCAATAATGGGCCTGCTGCCAGTCGGCAAAGAAAACGCAATCAGTACAGCGGATCTGGTGCGGTTGACGGGGTGTAAATCTGCCCGGGATCTTCAGGAGCGTATTGCTTATGAGAGAAATCACGGTGCGGTGATATGCTCCGGCTCCGGGCGAGGTTACTGGAAACCGAAGAACAGGCAGGAGATACAGGAGTTTGTCGGGACTATGGACGCAAGGGCGTTGAATACTCTGAGAGCAGCAAAGAGTGCGAGAGCGGCTTTGAAAATTCCGGTCGGGCAGCAGGTCGTAGAAGGGAGTGAGAGAGATGGCGGAAGTAAAGTGGATTAAGATAGCAACAGATATATTTGATGATGAAAAAATTCTGCTTATCGAAAGTATGCCGGACTCCTATGCAATTATAACAGCATGGTTCAAATTATTGTGTCTTGCAGGGAAAATGAATAATAGTGGAGTATTTATCATGAATGATCGGATTGCATACACAGACAAAATGCTGGCAACTGTATTCCGGATGAAAGAAACAACCGTTAAATTAGCATTGGACACGTTTGAACGATTTGGGATGATTGAAAGAATAGACGGAGCTATTACTATTCCGAACTGGGGGAAACATCAAAATCTTGATTCTATCGAAAGAAAGCGGGAATATCAGCGCGGATATATGAGGCAATACCGTGAAAAGCAAAGAGTTTTAGCGGACAAGTCTAACTGTAAGACTAACAGTAAAGCTAAAGTTAGCCGTACAGATAAAGAAATAGATATAGATAATAATATATGTTCACCGGATCCGGACGAACGTGAACAAAATTTTGAAAAAATCTATGAAATTTATCCGAAAAAGCGTGGGCGAACACGTGCATTTTCAAATTATTGTTCGTGGCTGAAAGGTCGGACAGTAAACGGGAAACGGAGAAAGCTGACAAACCGGGAAATGTATCTTGCTGTGTACCGGTACGTGGAGCAGCAGAAAGCCAGCGGAACAGAATTAGAATATTACAAAAATTTTGATACCTTGATGGGAAGTCAGCTTCTTGATTATGTGGAGGATGCAGAGAATGAGCAGTCTTGAAGAACGGTCCGTGATCGGCTGTCTGCTGATGGACAATGGACAGATACATAAAATTTACGACATATTAAATCCGGAAATGTTCAGCGATCCGCTTATGCGAGAGATATACCGGGAGATTGTAAAGACTTATGATATTGGACAGCCGTCTAATCTCGTAACGATCACGCAGGCGCTAGAGTGTGACACGTTCCCCCGAGAGCACATTGGACAGGTGTTAAAGGAATGCGTCCTGCTGCCGATCACATCAGGAGAAATCAAAAGCTATGCTGACAGTCTTGTGAAAGAGTATAAGGCGAGAGAATTAAAGAGGCTTATGTCTAATATGCAGATCACGGCAGCAGGCGTTAATACACAGATTACAGATCTGCTGAAGGAGCTTGAAGCGCTCAAAAAGAATGAAAAGAGCCGGGCAAGGCAATTATCTGCAATCGTGGGAGAATATCAGAATCAGTATTTCAAAGAGCAGACAGAGGATAAGCTGTATACAGGATTCTCTAAACTGGATGATATCACAGGCGGCCTAGAGGGCGGTGACATGATTGTGATAGGAGCCAGACCGGGAGTCGGGAAGTCTGCTTTTATCTCTCAGATTATTCTTGAAATGGCTAAAAAGGGAAAACGGATCGGTTTCTATAATCTGGAAATGTCAGATAAGCAGGTGTATGAGCGTTTCCTGAGCAATCAGAGCGGGATCAGGCTGAATCGTATACGCAGAGCAAAGCGGTTTCTTGGAGATGAACAGGAACGCTTTCAGAAAGCCAATGATACACTGGGAAAGATGGATATTCTTATCAGCAGTGGGGCAAAGTCTGTATCTGAAATCCGCAACGAGTGCCGACATCAGGAACTTGACTGTATCATTATCGACTATCTGCAGTTAGTAAAAGCGGATATTAGATACCAGAGCCGGGCGAGCGAGGTTGGAGCTATTTCTAAAGCGATAAAGGCGCTTGCTATGGAACTGAATATCCCGATTATCGCGCTCTCTCAGTTGAACCGAGTCAGTGAGATAAGGGAGACGAAAGAGCCCACAATGGGAGAGCTCCGAGAAGCCGGAGACATTGAGCAGGATGCAAGCATCATTATTCTGTTGTGGAATCTGGATGCAGAGGATATCAGCCGGAAAGGGCTGAAAGTCGATAAGAACCGGCAGGGAGAGCTCGGAAAGATTGTGTATAGGTTTGACGGCGGAGAAATGAAATTCATAGAAACTGATGAAGAAGCAAAAGGCAGCGGGGAATTTAAACG